ATACCAGATCCATTTGAAACTTTTGTAGCTAAGAAATATGCTAGCTATAAAGGCTTGATGTACGACTTCTTTGCAAAAGAATGGTACTTAAAAGCTGCGTGTTGTGGAGAAGATTTATATGCTCCTAATAAAAAGACTATGACAAAGATTAGACTTTATCATACTAGAAATGAATGCTTGGGCGGATACTAATGAGCTTTACACACCTTCACGTCCACTCATACTATTCATTAATGGATGGGCTAAACTCACCCAAAGAGCTATGTCAGGCTGCACTAGATGCTGGACAAACAGCAATTGCAATTACAGATCATGGAACACTTTCATCACATCGTGATATGCAGATTGCTGCAAAAGAATTAGGAGTTAAACCAATCCTTGGTGTAGAGGCATACATCTCACCCACAGATAGATTTGATAGATCATCTAAAACAGATAAATCTATTCAGGCTTACAACCATATTATCCTTCTTGCAAAAAATAAGAAGGGGCTAGAAAATATTAACACGCTTCAAGAGCTTGCGTGGAATGAAGGCTTTTATCATAAGCCACGCATTGATAGAGAGGTTTTAAAAGAATATGCAGAAGGTATTATTGTACTTAGCGGATGCCTTAATGGTCTTATTAGTAAGTGCATCGAAAAAGGCGAATTGGGAGAAGCAAGGCTTATACTCAAAGACTTTAAGCAAACTTTTCAAGAAGATTTTTATGTGGAGGTTCAATCTCATAATCCGCCAGAAATAAATGCTGCTCTTCTTGATCTTGCTGACGAGCTTAAAATTAAGGCGGTGGCAACTGGAGATGCTCACTTTGCTAAAGAAGAAGACAGAATATTAGAAGAAGCATTACTTATTCTGTCCACATCACCAAAGGCAGATAAGGATACAGACTTTGACATGTCTAGAAATATTAAGGACATGCTTGACAGATTTAATTATCTCTATCCAGATAGAAGAATATCATTCCAAGACTACAACCTATTTATTCAGTCACGCTCAGAAATTGAGGCAGACTTTAATAAGGCTGGGATTAATCGAACAGACATATATGAAAATACTATGGAGATTGCAAATAAGGTTGAGGAGTATGATTTCTATCAGGGTCTAGACCTTCTGCCAGTCCCAAAGACTGATGCCGATGAAAGACTACTAGAGTTGTCTGAAAAGGGCTTAGAGAGGCTTCAGAAGGCTTCAGACCCTATTTATAGGGACAGGCTAAGGGAAGAGCTAGACATTATTGCTTCAAAGAATTTTGCCTCCTATTTCCTAGTGGTTGCAGACATGATTAACTGGGCCAAGGAAAATGATATTCGTGTAGGTCCTGGCCGTGGTTCAGCAGCTGGATCATTAGTTTGCTATGCTCTTGGAATTACAGATGTAGATCCAATTGAATATGACTTGCTGTTCTTCCGTTTTATTAACCCAGAGCGAAATGACTTTCCAGATATTGATACTGACTTTGAAGACCGTCGTCGCAAAGAGGTTAAAGATTATTTAAAGAAAAGATTTAAGCATGTTGCTTCTATTTCAACCTATACCTACTTTAAGGATAAGGGAGTTGTTAGAGATGCTGCTCGTGTATTTATGGTTCCACTTCAAGAGGTTAATCGTGCACTTAAGTCTGTAGATACATTTGAAGATTTTATTGACTCACCAAACACAAAAGAATTTAGATTGCGGTACCCAGAAGTAGTTTGGCTTGCAGACAGACTTCGTGGAAGAATCAGGTCAGTTGGAGTACATGCTGCTGGAGTTGTGGTAGCAAAAGATGACTTGCGAAAGTTTGCCCCAGTTGAATCTCGTGAAGACTCACAGGACAAAGTTTCAGGAAGAATTCCTGTTGTAGCATATGATATGGATACCGTTGCAGACATTGGTCTTATTAAGCTAGATGCGCTAGGTCTTAAAACTTTATCTGTAATATCAGACACTCTTGGCTCAATTAAAAAAAGACACAAGAAGGATATTAATCTTTCTGGGCTATCTATGGATGACCCAAAGGTTTATCAAATGCTTTCAGAAGGTTATACAAAGGGAGTGTTTCAGGCAGAAGCAACCCCATACACAAACCTTTTAATGAAAATGGGTGTAGACAAATTTGAAGATCTTGCTGCATCAAATGCCCTAGTTCGCCCTGGTGCGATGAATACAGTTGGTGCATCTTATATTAATCGTAAGCATGGTCGTGAAGCGGTAGAATATACGCACACCATTCTTAAGCCTTTTACAGAAAACACATATGGTGTTATTATATATCAAGAGCAGGTTATGCAGGCATGCGTACACCTAGGAGGGATGTCTTGGTCTGAAGCCGACAAGGTACGCAAGATTATTGGTAAAAAGAAAGATGCAAAAGAGTTCGACCAATTCAAAGATCAGTTTGTTACTGGGGCTTCAAAGCACATTACTAAGAAAAAAGCAGAAGAACTATGGCATGACTTTGAGGCTCACGCAGGTTATTCTTTTAACCGTTCCCATGCTGTTGCTTACTCTATGCTATCTTACTATACTGCTTGGCTCAAAACTTATTATCCTTTGGAATTCATGTTCTCGATTCTTAAAAACGAAAATGACAAGGACGCAAGAACAGAATATTTAATTGAAGCAAAAAGACTTGGCTTGAGTATCAAGCTTCCACACATTAACGAGTCTGATATTTACTTCTCTTTACAAGGAGAGTCTATTAGATTTGGTTTAGCTGAGGTAAAGTTTATCTCAGACAGTATTGCAAACAAGATCATAGAAAAGAGACCATACAAAGAATATGCTGATTTCATTGATAAGGCGTCGAAAAAAGGTAGCGGCATTAATAGCAGGGCTATCACTGCTCTTAATTCCATCGGTGGTGCGGCTTTTGACGATAATCCAAGACAAGGTAACGAGAAAGACAACTACTACGAATACCTAGGAATACCAACATTTAATTTAGCTGGAATTCCGCCACGTATTAAAGCACAGGCAAGACCAATTCAAGACTTCGATGACCTAGGTTCATTTGTAATGTTTGGAATGGTTAAATCAATTAAGCGTGGAAGTGGCTGGGCAAGAGTTGAACTGGTAGATGAAACTGGTTCTATTGGTCTATTCCATACAGAGCAAACACAAATTGAAACCAATCAGATGTACTTTATTTTAGTTGGAGATAATCGTATTGCCAGATATATTAAGGTAAGCGATATTGATCCCAAGTCAGATGATTTGTTTGTAGACTACCTATATAGAAAAGAATATGACCTAGAAGAAGATGAATATATTGTAGTTAACTTTACTCCATATACAACCAAGGCTGGAAAGCAAATGAGCCATATTGTATTGTCTAACAAGGATAAAGAATTAACTAGAGTTATTGCTTTCCCAACAATGTATAAGATGTCTCTTGCTAAAATGCGAGAGGGAATGAAGTGTAAGGTTGTGCTATCTAAATTAGATGACGGCACATTGAATATAAAGGAAATACTATGACAGAAGAAGCACCAGATGATATCTTTGCACAGCTAAATGTTACAAAGATATTAGTAGCAATATTAGAATCACACAAGGAACTAATGGTTCCTACCAGTGTTTTAATTGATGCTTTAAATGAGGACAAGGAACTACAGGTTGATTATGATGCAGATAATCAGACATTTGTATTTAAGTTAAAGGTAAAAGATGACAGCGCTAAGCACTGATTATGGACTTGATGCATTTTCAGCAGTCCTACATGAGTCAGCTTTAGAAAAAGGTTTTTGGGATGGCGAGATTACATATGACAAAATTGGCAACAAGCTTGCCCTTGTACACTCAGAAGTAACTGAAGTTCTAGAAGCTATTCGTAAAGATAAAGGGTCTGAAGAGATTGTAGAAGAAATGGCTGATGTAATAATTAGACTGCTTGATCTTTATGCTGCAATGATGAATGAAGGATTTGTTGAACATTCTTTGGATGAAGTGATGGACAATAAAATAAATAAAAATAAAGAGAGACAAAGGCTTCACGGGAATTTGTTTTAATGCTATACTAATACAAAGAAAAGGTTTATATGACTATACAAATAAATGATATATTAGCAAAATTAGATCCAAAAACTAGAGCAAGAGTTCAGTCTGCACAAGACGTAAAAGTTGAAAAGCAGTTGACACCTAGCATTGGTTTAAACATGGCATTAAAAGGTGGGCTTGGATATGGAAGACAGGTTTTAGTTTGGGGAAACAAGTCTGCTGGTAAGTCTTCTTTCTGTCTGCAAATGATTGGCATGGCACAAAAAGAAGGAAAGACATGTGCTTGGATTGATGCCGAAGCCTCATACGACCAGTCTTGGGCAGAGATGCTTGGAGTAGATTCATCTTCTCTTATCTATTCACCAGCAAAAACCGTAAATGATATGGTTGATGTTGCTACAAAGCTAATGGATGCTGGTGTTGATATCATTGTTGTAGACTCAATCTCAGCACTATTGCCAGCAATTTATTTTGAAAAAGATGGAAATGAAATGAAAGATTTGCAAGACACTAAGCAAATCGGAGCAGAAGCAAAGGATATGACTCATGCAGTCAAGATGTTAAATTATGCAAACAAAAATACACTATTGGTACTCATCTCACAGCAAAGAAATCAATTTGGATCTATGCATGCCTCCCATATTCCGACAGGAGGAATGGCAGTTAAATTCTTCTCTTCCACGGTCATTAAGCTATGGTCTTCAGAAGCTGAGGCTAATGCGATTAAAGCGGGCATTAAAGTTGGTGACAAAATCATTGAGCAAAGAGTTGGCAGACCAGTCAATTGGATTATTGATTACAACAAACTCGGCCCCCCTAATCTTTCAGGACAATACGACTTCTACTATCAAGGAGAAATCTTAGGAGTAGATGCAGTAGGAGAAACATTAGATGTTGCAGAAATGGTTGGCGTAGTAGAAAAAGGTGGCGCTTGGTATACTGTCAATGGAGAAAGACTTCAGGGACGTGCAAAAGCAGTTGCTTACTTAAAAGAAAATCCAGAAGTAGTTACAGAATTGGCTGATGAAATAAATGCCAGATCTTAATGAATTCTTAAACAACAAAGAGCAGAAAGAGGCTTTGCGTTCCACATTGGAAAGCCTTGAAGGTATCAGACCCTGTTCTAAATGTGAGCTTGATGTGGATGGTGGGTTGTGGGATCCAGAAAGTTTAACTATGCAATGGACATGTTCCAATGGACATGAGACAAAGCATCAGGTGGGCTAGTGTCAGAAAGATCAGAAGTCAAAAGAGATGGTGCAAAAGCACAGAAGAATAGTGGACGTGGAGATTATCAAAAGGGTGATGCCAAATGGAATCAGTTCCTTGTTGATTACAAAGAAGCATCTTCTTCTTTTACTTTAAACAAACCAGTGTGGTCTAAGATATGCACTGATACGTTTAAAGTAAGTAGAGATATGCACCCAGCGTTAAAAATAATTATAGGAACTGATTCTAAGGTTCGTCTTGGAATCATTGAATGGACGGTATTAGAAGAACTGATATCGTTTTGGGAGGAAAATCATGAGTAATCCAGATATTAATTTGGTGGGTAAGATTGGACAAGATCCAGTTGTTTTAGGCAATGGCGGATTAAGATTAAGAGTTGCAACCAATGACCGCATTAGAGATGACTCTACAGGAGAATGGAAAGATGGACCAACTTCTTGGTGGACAGTTAAGGTTTGGAATAGACTTGCAGAGCAAGCTAAAGACGTCCTTAAGAAGGGACAAGAGGTTACTATTTCTGGTGTGATCTATGAAGAAACATGGAAAGATAAAGAGACAGGGCAAGCTAAAAATAGCTACGAAATTAAAGCCACTAGCATTGGTTTGACTCCATGGTCTGTTTCACGTGAGAAGATTTCATCTGGCGCAAGCTGGGACATGAACGCAGAGGTTCCTTTCTAGTGATTTCTTTTATTTGTGGGGCGGCAATTGGATTTATTATTGGTTACGGCCTTGGTTTATTTATTGACAAATTAGATAAGAGGGAAAAAGATGGCAGAGGATAAGAATACATTAGAGCTTATAAGCGATATAACAGAGTTTAATGATCTCCATGAGTTCATGCAGGATGAACACTTGGATAAAGCTCTTGCTATTGTGGTAAAATTGTTAATGAATCCAGATGTTCCTTCAGCAAAGGCACCACATTTAATTATGGAGCTACAGGCAATGTCAACTAAGTTTGCTGTTCTTGCATCTGTATATTCAACAATTGCAAAAGACAAGGCTGGAACAGCCAATAACAATAAGAAGAACATTTACTATTCAGTAAAGGAGTCCATAGACAAACTTGTAGATGCACTTAAGTATGTCGTTAGGTATAATTCATAAATGGCAAGAGACATTGTAAAAAATTTAAAGTTTAAGAAGCATACGGGTAAGCATTTTGATCCAGAACTATTTGCCCAACTGCTTGATGAGTCATATCGTAATACTAAACGTGCTGACGGTGACATGACAAAGAAGTCATTTAGCCCAAGCTCTTTAGGGTACGGACATGGAACATGCCCAAGATATTGGTACATGGCATTTAGTGGAGCAATGTTCATTGATGACAATGATGCTGTTGCTGTTGCAAACATGGCCCAGGGAACACAGGCCCACGAAAGACTACAAAAGCTTATTTCCACAATGCCTCAGTTTGTTGCAGAAGAAGAAGAGATTACCAATGAGTACCCACCTATCCGTGGCTTTATTGACTTGATCATGGAGTACGATGGTGAAACCGTTATTGGTGAAATCAAGACGGCTAAGCAGGAGGTATGGGATACAAGGCAGTCAGAGATGAAGTCTTCACCAAACCACATGCTACAGTTACTTACATACATGAAATTAAAGAATGCCAAAGAAGGCTTCTTCCTATACGAGAATAAAAATACACAAGAAGTTTTGATTATTCCAGTATCAATGAATGATAAGAACAAGAAGATAATTGAAGATACATTCTTGTGGATGCAAGAAGTTTGGGATAATTTCCAAAATGGAGATTTGCCAATGAGACCTGCTGGTGCTACTAAATCTAAAATGCCATGCACATATTGCCCTGTCAAGAAAGCATGCTACGATAAGTCTGGTCCAGTAGGAACTGTTCAGATAGAAATGTATAGCGTACCAAAATTATGATATGTTCAAACAAAGAGTGTGCAAAAGATTTTGACCCCAAGACTCATAATCAAAAATATTGTACTGATGAGTGTTGCAGAGTTGCAACAAACAGAAGGATAATGGAAAAATATTATGAAAGAAAAGCAATTAAAAATGGATCTGTTAGACAGTGTTCTAAATGTAAGGCTAAGCTAAGCAGGTACAACACTGATACTATATGCGCCCATTGCGAAAAGAAAAGAAGCAGAACTAAAAATTTGCTTCAGGAAATTATAGATGAAATTAAGTAGCCTTGTAAAGACAAAAGCGCACCGTGTCCTTGGGATAGATGCGTCAACAAACTCTATTGCTTTTTGCCTAATGGAAGGCAACAAGCCATTAAAGTGGGGGAAGATTGATCTTGCTGGCATGGATATATATGAAAAAATATATGATGCTAAAAAGAAAATGTCTGTTATGCTAGAGGAACTTAAGTCAGATTATATAGTTGTTGAGGGCGCCATACTTGTCAGATCACCAGATGCTGTGATAAAATTGTCTTATGTGTATGGAGTTGTAATTGCAGAGCTTATGTCTACTGGGGCAAAAGTTATAACAATACCACCTAGCTCATGGCAAGCGCATATTGGGAATAAAAACCCAACAAAAGCTGAGAAAGAAGCAATACGTACTAAGAATCCAGGTTATGCTGACTCTTGGTACAAAAATCAATTAAGGAATATGCGTAAGCAAAGGACTGTTGATTATTTTAATAATATGTATGGTTTAAATTTAAATGATTTTGATGTTGCAGATGCATTCGGCATTGCACATTATTCCAATGAGGTGTTAACTAAACGATGAGTCCAGACTGGCAAGAGAAGAGTGCTCAAGAAGAATTTGTTTTAAGCTTACTTGACAATAAAAAAGAAGGATACTATGTAGAGCTAGGAGCATTTCATTCTAAGAATGGAAGCAATACCTATAGACTAGAAAATGAGTTTGACTGGAAGGGCGTTTCTTTTGAGATAGTTCCAGAATTTCACAAAGAGGTATCAGAAAATAGAAAGAACCCATGTATCCTTGGAGATGCTACTCAGTTTAATTATATTAATTATTTTGAAGAGAACAATTTCCCAAAGCAGATAGACTACCTACAGGTAGATATTGATGGCGGGTATGATCCAAAGGGCTATGCCGTTGGCAACCCATACCTATCTTTACATGGCTTATTAGCAGTACCATTAAACCAGTATAGATTTACAGTAATAACATTTGAGCATGATGCTAATTTAGTTTTAAATAATATAGCTATGCGTGATGCACAAAGACAGATACTTGATTCACTTGGATATGCTCTTGTGGTTAGAGATTTCCATGAAGACTGGTGGGTTGATAGAAGCGCTATTGGTTACACAGATTACAGACAGCATTTTAAATGGAACACAATGTGAAGCTTTACCAAAGTAAAGAGTGGCTGTATAGAAGATATGTAGTTCAAAGAAAGACAGTCACTGAAATTGGAAAAGAGTGTCAAGTATCTGCTATGACCATACAAAGATACCTAGAGCAGTTTGGATTAATTAAAAAAAGATGAGTGTGTTAGATAAATTTTGCTACAACATATTCCATATACCAGGATACGGAGACTCTGCCAGTATAAGGCAGTCTCTATTTGATGAGCTTGATTTATATTTATCTGATAAAATAAGCAAACTTGACACACCTACAATTTTAATATCTTCTGAAAAAGATTACTTTGATACCCAAGATAAATATCAAATACTAGATCCAAGATCAAAGTTTAAATGGGGAGAGCTTGGTATATGGGCTAGTAATCTAGTAGCAATGAAAAATTTTATTGATTCTGATAAAGAGTATCTAATGCTAATGGAAGATGATATCTATGTAAAAGATAAAGATTTATTCTTAACTCTTTTAGACAGGTATATGCTTCTATTACCAGATAGTTGGGACATATTTAGTTATTTTGTTCATCCCAAAGAATATTGGTTGGGGTATGGAGTAGAGGTTGACAACTCTATACCAGGATTTCCAGTGTATAGAAATGTTCTTCCGCCAGGAGTTTCATTTGAAAGTGATGTAGTAGAGGCGTATCAAGACTGGTCTTTGCTATGCTACATAGTAAATAGAGACTCAGCAAAAAAAATATTAGATTTTGTTAAAGAAAATGGAATAACAGAACCAATAGACTGGTTTATATTCAATAAGTTTAATAAAGTTTTTAATACATATACAATATCACCAGAGGCTACACCTGGGTGTGAGCTTTATGAAACAACATCTCAATTCCAACAAAAGGAGATGCCAATGACAATACCAGGAAAGAGAACAATAATTGACTAGAGAATCCACAGATAGAATACCAAATTGGTTTCAAATGGGATCAACACAAGAAATATTTAATAGCATTTTGTCAGAGTACGCTGGTAAAGATAGTCTTAGGTTTTTAGAAATAGGATCATTTTGTGGTGACAGCTCAGCTTGGATTGCTGAAAACATTTTAACTGGCAGCAATTCTTATTTAGATTGTGTTGATCCTTGGCTTGTCGATGTAGAAAATTTAATATACGACTGGTCAGAAATAGAGGCAGAGTTTGATAAACAAATAGAGCCTTATAAAGATAGAATAAATAAACATAAATCATTTAGTTTTGATTATTTAATTAAAAATAGAGAAACATTATTTGATTTTATATATATTGATGGAGATCATTCTGCGAAAGCAATACTAGAAGATGCCGTTTTAAGCTGGAGTATTCTTAAGATTAATGGTATTATGGCATTTGATGATTATGAGTGGCAGCATCCAGAAGGCAGTCAGTATAATCCTAAAAAAGCTATTGATGCGTTTTTAGATATTTATAAAGAAAAAATATCTGTCATTCATGTTGGTTGGCAGGTTTGGATTAGAAAGACGGCGGAGTAATGGGTTTTGTATCATATCCAAATAAAGATAACGGCTATCAGATGTGGGTTACAGATTTGCAATTAATAGCAACTGATGCACCATCTGGACATAAAATAATTACAGAGTGTTTAGAGATAGCAGAGATGCTAATTAAAAAGAATGTTTCCTACGGAGACTCAGCCTTAAATCCTATGAGACTATTTGCACAGTCAGATTCAGTAGAGCAATTAAAGGTTCGTATTGATGATAAATTAAATAGAATTAAGAACTCTCAAGGATACGCTGGAGACAATGATATTGATGATCTAATTGGATACCTAGTGTTATTAAGAATAGCCATGTCCCAGGTTGCCATTTCAGTCGACTAGAAGTATAATAGTATCATGAGTGATATAGAGCCAGCAGTACATTTTGACCGAATGAATAAAGTCGTTGAGGAGCTACTCAAGGGCAATTCAGCCACGCAGATAGCAACAGCCACAGGATTCTCTAGAAAAGAAGTCCTAGAGTTTATTGATGAGTGGAAGACAGTTGTACACAATGATTCTAATATAAGAGATAGAGCAAGAGAAGCAATATCTGGCGCTGACCAACATTATGCAATGCTTATTAAAGAGGCCTGGAAGACCGTTGAAGACGCAGATCAAAGCGGGCAGCTTAGTGTTAAGGCGGGAGCCCTAAAACTAATTGCAGATATAGAGACTAAAAGAATAGCCATGCTTCAATCTGTTGGAGTTCTAGAGAATACACAGATAGCATCACAAATTGCAGAGACAGAGAGTAAGCAAGAAATACTAGTAGGTATATTAAAAGAAGTAACTGCATCTTGTCCTAAGTGTAAAATGGATGTTGCAAAAAGGCTATCCCAGATTACTGGTGTAGTGGAGGCAATAGTAATTCAGGACGCAGATGTCGTTTGATTTTTCAGATTTAATTGACATACTTGACGGAGAAGAATTTGAAGAGCGTCCAGTAGACCTACAAACATTTGTTACTGATCCAAATTATTTAGGTCTGCCACAATTATCTGAACTACAGTATACGCTTATTGAAAAGTCTTCTCAGATATATAAAGAGTCCACGCTAATAAAGCTTTTTGGCGAAGAGGATGGAAAGCTAAGATTTAAACAGACATGCAATGAAGTAATTGCACAGTTAGGTAAAGGTTCTGGTAAAGACTACACTGCTACTATTTCAGTTGCCTATCAAGTTTATTTATTGCTATGTCTAAAAGATCCAGCAACATACTATGGTAAGCCACCAGGTGACACAATTGATATTCTAAATATTGCTATTAACGCACAGCAGGCAAACAATGTTTTCTTTAAAGGATTTAAGACAAGAATTGAATTGTCCCCATGGTTTGCTGGAAAATATGAGCCTAAAGCATCTGAAATTAAATTTGATAAGAATGTAAACGTATACTCAGGCCACTCTCAAAGAGAAGCATGGGAAGGATACAACGTTATAACTGTTATCCTTGATGAGATCTCTGGTTTTGCCATGGAAAACACAACAGGACATGATCAGGCTAAGACAGCTGATGCTATATATGACATGTACCGTGCATCTGTGATGTCCCGTTTCCCAGACTATGGAAAAGTAATTTTGCTTTCATTCCCCCGTTTCAAAAATGATCCAATACAAAAATTCTATGAGTCTGTTATTGGAGAAAAAGAAACTATTATTAGAACAAAGACTCTTAAGATGGACGATGATCTCCCAGATGGAACTGATGGCAATGAGATAACTATTGATTGGGAAGAAGACCATATCATATCTTATCTGTATCCTAAAACATATGCTTTAAAGAGGCCAACATGGGAAGTCAATCCAACTAAAAAGATTGAAGATTTTAAGGTAGACTTCTACAAAAATTCATTAGACGCTCTTGGTAGATTTGCTTGCATGCCACCAGAGATGGTAGATGCTTTCTTTAAGTCACGTGAAAAGGTAGAGAAGGCATTTAATAATACTGCTCTTGCTGTAGATAGCTTTGGTAGATTAGAAGAATGGTTTAAGCCAAAAGAAGATACAAGATACTTTATACACGTTGACCTTGCACAAAAGCACGACCACTGTGCAGTATCGCTAGCACATGTTGAAAGATGGGTTAATGTTAGAGTTACAAACGAGTACTCTCAGCCAGCACCAATTGTTAGTGTAGATGCAGTTAGATACTGGACACCTACGCCTGATAAGTCTGTTGATTTTACTGAGGTTAAAGACTATATACTTGCACTTAAAACACGTGGGTTTAATATAAGATCGGAA